TGGGAAGTGTAGCGAAGGGTGGCAAACGAGTAGGGGTTAGCACCCCGCATCGCAGCCAAGACCTGACTATTCGCATAGTCAACCCCATTCAAGGTTTTCAAACCAGGGTCCGTAACGGGCCGAGCTTGATACTCGGTCCAGGACCATTGGCAAGATTCCTTGACCCACCTTGCAGAGTGGGAACCCATGTAGATATCCAGCGGAACGCTAAAAGCGCTATCGCCGGGTTCAAAGCCGGGACGTAAAGCAGGACGCTTCACGCACCGTCTCAGGAACTTCCGTATGTCCTCCGTAAACCGGTGGACAATCGGAGACCTGCTACATGAATTATGGAGGGCATGGAGTGCGTGTACATCTTGCACTCTCATGTCCTGGTACACAGGACGAACATCCTGCCCTCCGAACCAATCGGCCCCACAACTCTCGCGGAACGGCCCCGTAATGAACGTCTTTTCGACATTCGTCCGGAAGCCAGCTCCTTTGAGTTTCTCAATAAGCAGTAAAGCGGTGTTCTGACGGACCACGATGTCATCTCCGTAAACGGAGAAGTCATAAGGGCTATCGTCGGAACTTAGAACCGCCGCTGCGTAAGAGAAGCCACTGAAGATCAGCGACTGAAGTGGGAAACAGAAACCATTACCCATACTGCAAAACTTCTCGTACTTTACAGTGCGATCGTTTATGCGGAACGACTCCGATCTGACATCCATAAGGAGGTCAAACCAGGCCGGAGGCAAGAGATCTCTAACCAATCCGATAGCAATGCTATCAGAAGCGGATTCGAGATCAATAGTTACATAAGGGTTGAAACCAGATAAACTCCCCTTGTACGCAAGTACTTGGTTTGTCGTCTGGTCCGAAAGATCTATTCCCAGCTTCCTTAAAAGGAAACGAAGTTCAAGATCTATACCCTTCTGCACCAAGCCGTTTAGTAACGGTTCTACAGCGATACTACGATGAGTTTTCGCCGTCTTTGGTACGAAGCTTATCTTGTTATAGCTGATCACATGGCCAGCCACCTTACGCAATATCGCCTCAGCTAAACCGAGGTCAGATACTGGTTCTATCACGCCGGGGACCGAGTGGTCCTCGTGACACACGAGTCTCCTCATGTGCGTGTTAGACATAAAGATGGGGTGGATGTGCTTCAATGCCCTAGGAGTCACGGTCCAATTATCAGCCAGAAGTTTCCGGTAGATATTGGTCTTATTTCCGTGAACACCTATACAGGCACCGGATGTGATGTCGCATCTCCGGTATATTCTACTCAGGTTCGGTTGAGGACCGATTACCTTTTCGATATACTGGCGCACGAGCCGATAAAACTCGGCGTCCGCGTTCCAGCAACGCTGCAAAGCAGCGAAGCGCTGGTTGGTCCGTTTGCAACGATGTTCAGCAGCAAGGAATTTCTTCCAGGCTGCGGCCTCGGGGTCGAACCCCTTGGCCTCGTCGCAAGTAAACGGATATTTGCGGATGAGTGCAGACAACTGAACCGCCCGAAAATAAGATTCGGGGGACCCGTACTGCTGTGGGTCCATTGGTTCGCTTAGCTCAATAAGGTCCGTGTAATTACGGGACCGTAAAGCGCCTAATAGCTTAGGGCGCACTTGAGCGTCAGCCATCTGACTAATGGCGATCCTCGCTACTCCGTTAAACACGGAAAGGTCGGATGTAATTAGGTCCACTGAGGGACCTGAACCACTTCTATTGGTAGGCATAAAGCCCTCCTATAGTATGCTGAAGTAAACTACCTGCCTTACTTCAAGGCGTGAATACATCTTGTATGCACGCCGTAAGGCTAGTAGCACATGCGGTAACGCCAGAACCACTTATAGCCGCTGCAACGCAAGTCGCAATGGCAAGGATTATGGCGTAGCGTTTCTTCTTCAACTTCGAAGAATCACGAAACCGCCTTGCTTTCTCGAAGTCGCCCTCCACCGGCGGATCAATGTCTTCCGGGAAATCCGGAGGCATTCCACCAGGAGTGGGGGGTTGATGACGACGATTAGGCATGGGAATTACCTCCTAACTCGCTGGACCGCTATTGAGCGATATCCAGTTTGTCAACGAGGTCATCCCAATGGGCGGTATCGATAAACGCACGCAACCGCGTCTTCAGCGTGGTTATCTCAGACGCCTGCATCCCTTGCGGGATACGCGTGGCAATTTCACAATATGCCTCGCCAACAGGGTCCGTGCCATCAGTACCTGACACAACCATTTTGAACAGTGTCTGAGCCTTCTGCTTCGGGTCTGAAGTGCTGGACGGACGAATCCGTTTCAGCGTAACTTCATCCTTAGCATCAAGGGCCTGATTGGGTCCGCTATAGCGGATCGAATCGGTAGACAGTTGAACGTCTTGGTTAAACGTTTCGGTATTGAATGTAAGGGACATAATGTCTCCTGAGAAGGTTAAAGGATTACCCTAGGAAGTCACGCACGCGAAGCTTTTGCAACGCAAGCGCGGCTAAATCAGTCAAGCGATCAAGCCCCAGATCATTGCCCGGATAGAGCAATTCTGTGGTTGTCGCACCGACTGATATCCCGGGGGTCCGGACTGTGTTCCTGGCCACGTATTTCGACACGACCGGGGAACTTTCAAGTACGGTGTAGTTCCACGACGGCACTGGCTCATACGAGTCAGAGCATGTCGTGATCCATTCCGTACGCTCGGTCGTCCAGCTAGCTAGTTGTGTGACGCCCTGTTTAGGGGCGGTTGCCTTCAAGAATTTCTGGACGTTGAAGACCCAATCCACCATGAATGAGAGGGGAATACCCTCCCACGCCGCCGACGCAAAGTCGGACGACCTGAACCCGAAAGTATTCGGGCTACGGTCAATCTCGTACAGTACCCCAGCCCTGACTTCGCGCGAAACATCCGTTTGGACGGCTCGCACGTAGTTCCCAGTTTGACTCGTA